TCAAATTCTGCTTTTTGAAAAAGTGAAGGGAAAGACAATCTTACGTTTTTTAAAATAATTTTAGACATTTTTTATTTACCTTTTGTTGTTGTTGTAGGTCTTATGCTTTGCCTACGAGATAAATACTATTACAGTTAACCTACGATGTAAAGTATTAATTAACTTATTTTATTAAATTCACATGAAACATCATTAAATGGTTTACGTTTATCACTCTCAGGTGCGATTGTTGGGCCGCCTTCTGATTTAATTACCAGTTCACCATACTCTGTAAACTTGGCCTTTCCTGCTAACTTCTCAGCTTGTGCAACAGTTATTAGCTTTCTATTTTCAATCTCTTCACGGTCATAATGCTTAATCAACATGTCAAAAGCTTCTGACTCATCCGACCACTTGCGGGAACTGCGACCAGCTACAAGTTTATAGCCTTTCACTTCTTCGCCGTTTTTCAGTTTGTCAAATGCATTTTGTTGCACAGCTTTTAACCATGACTCTATTAGCGTTTTATTACTTAACACCAGCTCAACGTTAACAGTGTCCGGTGATGGCATGTCTAGGTCTTCAAACTGTGAACTGATAATCTTCTCAGTGTGTTTGAATAACGCTGGACAGTCAGCTTTATGAGCGCACCACTGACAGGCTTTAGTTGAAGGGTTAAACGGTGCATTGTCCAGCTTAGTTAATGCAACACGCTCTTTCACAAACTCGCCAAACTCTAACAAATCATTGAACGATATTACCCACTCACTAAAGTTATTAATGCGCGGCTGGTAAATATGCATTTCAACTGTCCATGACTCGTCAAAGTCATATATGAATTGATATTCATTGACAACACCACAAGCATATAGCTGTGCCTGGCTGTTGTTTTCTGCGCTAACTTCAACACCTTTGCCATATTTTAAATCAACACAGATTATCTTCTTATTAACCGAATCAATAGCGATAAAGTCAGACGTGCCGAAACCACCTATAACTAAATTTTCATAACTAACCTTCACTTCTATGAAATGGTCACCACTGAAGCTGCGGCAATAATCAATATATCCTTGGATATATGTAATCATATCTTTATCAATTACAATATCAGGCGCATCAGATAATGATTTACCTAAATAACCTTTTAACTCCTCCTCTGTTAGTTCATTACTTAGTCCGATGTCGCCAAGCTGGTGAGCGCACGAACCTTCCAGGGCTGCTCCAGAGCCTCTATTTTGATAACCTCTAACCGCCACAACTGACCCAGGGCAATTAAGCCACCGAGCAGAAGCAGAAGCAGAGTAATCTCTGCTATGTTGCATGACTAAAACTCTCCTTTATTGATACGTGCTATAACCTCACCAAGCTTATCAATTGGAACATCAACGGCTTTCACAGCTCCAAAAGAAGCGAGTAGAGATTTTAGCTTTTCACGATTAGCACTGTCTGCACGGGCTTTAACTAGACAAACTTGCTTCAAATCCTCATGGGTTAATGTTTCAGTACTCGGTTTAACTTCTTCGACTACTGGTTCAACAATCTGTACCACTGATTGTTGAACGACTAATGCTTCAAGGGCAATTGCTATACGTTCTAAATAAGTATCATTCATTTTACTTTTCTCCTTTGATAATGTTCCATGCATTTCTAATAATGCGGTTTGCTTCATTTAAATAAGTGCCTTGAACTGACCGGCCTTCGGCGCTAGGGTGAGGGTTAACCCAGCTAAGCACATTTATACTGTTGCTACGAATAGCATCCTGTACCAAGCTACCAGCATGCCTAAGGTTAAATCCTTGAGGGTTAATTTTATCGCCACCGTTTTTTATTCCAGTAATAGTGACAGTGCTTTGAGGTCTTATAGGATGAACTTTTATTTTAGACTTAATATCTTCTTTTAATTCTGCAATCTCATTATCGAATCGTTTGGTTGTTTCAGTTAATAAACTAGCTTGTTCTAGTTGCTGGCGTTCAATGGTAACCATACCACTAGACATCGAAGCTATCATTTCCATTTGCGTCATTGGTTTTTGAGTAAAGTATGCACTTATAGTTCGTAAATGATTAATATCCCATTTAGCCACAAGCATATTTGATTCGACTTCGGGAAGGTAGTATTCAGATATTCGACCTTGAGCGTCTAAAGCTAGGGAAATTTTTTCCCTAGCTATTTCTTGAATAAACATTTCACGAATTTTCTTGTTTATTTCTTTGTTTGTATAACCTAACAATTCTGAGAACTGACTAGATGACATTGTTTTTTCTTGTGTTGATATTTGCATTTGCATTTTTATTTTCCTTTCGGGTTGGGTTGGGTTTTACATAAAGTTAATGTAATAACGTGAATCATTAATATAAACACTTATTACATGTGGTTCATACTATTACATTAATTTTATAATGTAAACAGTTATTACATGTTTTAATTATATGATAAGTGTTATACACTGATTAACTATCATTAACTGTTATTGGGGTAATATATGAAAACTGGGAAACTATTAACGACTAAAGAACTTGCGGATTACTTAGGGACTCATCCTGTAAGTATTAACCGTAAGGTGGCAAAAGGGGAACTACCGTTTTACAGATTGAGTAAAACAGATTTGAGATTTGATTTGGAGGAAGTTTTAAAATCATTAAAAGGTAATGAAGAATGATAAATTTCAAAGAGTTGTTCGAGTTTTTCGGTGGTCGCAACAAGTTATGTGGTCAATTGGACGTATCAAATGCAGCTATAAGCGCGTGGAAGATGGCTGACGCAATCCCACCTGGTAACGCTGTGGAGATTGAGCGAATTACAGACGGGAAATTTAAAGCGGTTGATTTAGTAGCTAAGAGAGGTTAGAAACATGTTCCCATGTAATAAGGATAAACTGCCAGCAGTGCCGAAGGGTACTGATTGGAGAGAATACGCAGGGGCGTGCAACACCCCTATATATGGTATACCCGTCCCGACAGGCTACGTGGTCATAGACTTAGACACGTACAAGAATGATACACTAAAACAGCAGGTAACGGAATTTTTAGGCGTTAAATTAGACTGGGAAGGCGCATTTTTACAGAATACGAAGTCAGGAGGTAAGCATTACGCGTTTGAGACAACTGAGGTAATAAGGCAAGGTAGTGATATAAGGGACGCAAACGGAAATGAGATAAAAGGTTTTGATATTCGCTCTGCTGGTAAGGGTTATATATGCAGTGGTGAAGGTTACAGCGAGAACCTGACAGGAGACGCTTTTTATATGCGTCCAGACTTACCGACTGGATTACCTATATCCTCATCAAGTGGCGCAATAACAACCACTAATGGTAATGACCTTGGTGACTTTGAAGGTTTACTTGGTGGTGATGCTGACATAGATGAAATACGCGAACTATTAGATAATTGTGATAACAATGTAGGGAATGAAGAGTGGGTTAAAATAGGTATGGCTATCCATTCAGAGCAACCTGGTGATGATGGTCTGGTGCTGTGGGATGAGTGGTCATGTGGTGGTGATACATATAAAGAGGGGGAATGTGAAAAGCGTTGGCGCTCATTTACTCAAGGTGGAACAGTTACCCTTGGTACACTTAAACACATGGCAGGGGAAATAGTTAAGGAAAAAGCTGTTGCTGATTATGTTATACCTGACGCAATAAAGGCTCGCATTAAATCAGAGTTCAAGCGTGGGGCACTGGGGGTATCGTTTGAGATAGATGCAACAACCATTAAACTGATGCTAAAAAATACCTACTATACATGCGCAGGTAAAACCTTTTTCAAAATGTTTAACCAGATAGGCCAAGTGATAAGGGTGGGTAAAACTGAAATAGCATCCACCATGCTGGAGAACTTCGGGCAACCTTTGAAGAATTATAAAGAACTTGCAGCAGCGGTTGAATATGACGAGGATTTGAACGCTACCCAAGCTAAGCAGATTTTAGCCACTCCAATAAACATAATTGTTCGTATATTAATGGAGTTTCAGCAGCGTGAAAGAATTACTCAATGTGTTGATATTTTTGCGGATGCTTCACACATGAACATAAAGAGTAATGAAGTCATAGAGTCGCTTAAATATGAGCCTATGATTATTGAGCATGAGATGTACAACCAAGAGATAGTTGACGCATACGTGCAGCACTTTCCTGAATTATACTCTGTGCTTGATATGATAATTGCGGCAAGGTTCGCCAGTAGTCGTAAGAAGTGTTACTTGTGGATTAACGCATCAAGTGACTGGGGGAAAGACTTATTCAGAGTATGTTTAGGTGAGCGAGCTATGGAGATGTCAGTTACTCAGATTAGTAAAGCGATAAAGGGCGAAACCGTATCTGTTCATATTGATGATATTGTAGGCACGTTTGCACTGTGCGTTAATGAGTTCTCACACATCAACGGAGAGCTTAAACAGATAGAAGATAAAATAGTCATAGCCCCTAAATATTTAAATCAATCCACAATACCTACGTTCGCCAAGTTATTCTTCAGTGCTGACGATGTTGATTCTTTAATAGGTGAATATGGTGTTGAATCTCAGTTTGCAAACAGATTTAGCATGATGAGTTATACAGGCTCAATTGGCGAAATGCAGGTATTTAATAAGGCAGGTCAGTATACATTCACCCACACGTTAAAGACACATGTGGCTAACTATATCAACAAAGCTGTTGATGAATATATCCTATTAGGATTACAGGCGGCGAGTGTCAAAGCTGATAAAGTGGTTAGTGTGTTCCATGAACAACACTCGATAGCAAATGCTGCGGGAGGGTTTGAGGACAATATCAACTCGTTAGCAGCAACAGTATTGCAGGTTATTAGAGCGAAGGACGATGATGGATTCAACGCAATACATGATGGCGATACTGTTTATATGAGGCCAAAAGGGATGATATTAGAGATACTATTCCAGATAGGTGGTAAGTCAGAGATTAAGAAACTTGCACAGAAATGGAAAGCAATTGTTGATTTAATTTCTATCGAAGGGGTGAAACTTTATAAAATAGATGGTGAAGTGGTCAAAGGATTTAAATTAAAATCCACTAAAATTGATGAAGATTTTGACTTTTAAACAGGTAACCTAAAATACGTCTTTTTATGGCGGTAACCTGAATTTGAGGTTACCGCCTTTTTTTTTATGTTTAATTCCACACACAAAAAGCAGATTAGTAACCTTAAATGAAAAAGTAACTTGTGGTAACTTATGATTTTTGAATGTAGGTTACCGATATTTCTTTTATAAATCAATGAATTAGCTCTTTAGTAACCTGGTAACCTCTTTTTATATATATTTGAGTAGTAGTAATAATATAGAGTATATATACAAATACTATATAGGGTTTAGAAAACACAGGTTACCGAGGTTACTAGGTTACCTCGGCTAAATGTGGAACAATTTTAAATAATACTTTACAAGCTTAAATTAAAGGCTTATTCTTATCCCAACTTAACAACAGAGAGTAAATAAAATGATTGTAACAGCAGCAGACATTAAGCAGCAGCAAGCACATGAGTTATTTGAACTTATCAAGTGGGTTGGTGGTAGAGCAAGATTGGCGCATACGTGTGGCGTAACAAGCCAGGCGGTTTACGAATGGGTTAAGCTTGGTCAGATTAGCAAACGTGCAGCCACCATCATTCACCGTAAGTCGGATGGCTTTTTCAAGCGTGAAGAATTACGCCCAGATGTTTTGATTTGGAATGAGGAAATATAATGGATTATCACGAGCAAAGGGAAGAGGATTATGTAAATAGCCCAAAGCATTACACTGGTCATCCTAGTAAAATTGAGTGTATCCAGGTAGCAAAATTTCATAGCTTTTGTATTGGTAATGCTATAAAATACATATGGAGGTATGAAAAGAAAGGTAAGCCGATTGAAGATTTGCAAAAAGCGGCTTGGTATATTAATGAGGAAATTAAAAAATATGAAATTAGTAAATCTGGTAAATAAGCGTTATGCAATGCTAACGGTAATAAAAAGAGAGGGTACTAATCCCTCAAAACATCCGACATGGCAATGCTTATGTGACTGTGGGAACCTCACCGTGGTAACTGGAAGCAATTTAAAAAGCGGTGGTACAAAATCTTGTGGTTGTTTAAAGTTGAATGATGGTAAAGCGTTTAACGCCATCGATATTGTGGGTGAACGCTACGGTAAACTTACTATTACCTCCTTGAATAAGCGCGAGAAAGGCACAGCCTATTGGGATTGTGTTTGCGATTGCGGAGGAAGTAATATTTTACCCACAGGGCATTTACGCTCCGGTCATACTCAATCTTGTGGATGTTTGGTTTCTGAAACATCTAGGATAAATGCATATAAAAATTTAGCAGGGAAGAAAAAAGTAGCACCTAACGGCACTCTTTCAAAACGAATTGGACTTGATAGATATATAAGAATTCACGATAAAGAACATCCAAGGTCTAGTGGCGGGTTTGTTCTTGAACATATAAAAGTAATGGAGGAAAAAATAGGTAGAAGTTTATTAGGTAAAGAAAATGTACATCATATAAACGGCGATAGGGGAGATAATCGACCTGAGAATCTAGAGTTATGGAGCACTTCACAACCACCAGGTCAAAGGGTTTGGGAGAAAGCAAAGCATTATATTGGATTTTTAAATGAATATGAATTTAAATTTAATGAGATTGGTTCGCAGGATTTGGAAAAGGCTATTTGGTACATCAACCGCGAATTAGAAAAAAGGAAAAGAAAATGAAATTTTTATCGCAGGGAAAGTACTACACGTTAAATGAATTAATCGAGCTAATTAAGGAAAAACAAAAATGAGAATATCTCCAGCTGAATATACCAAAGAT